TACAAAAGCATTAGGAGCAGATGGATCTGCTACGATATCAGCAGCAGTTGCAAGATAAAAATCATTTCTTACATACTGTGCACCTTTTTTAGGTTCTAATGAACCCATACCTCTTGATGATACACCCAATTGAGCGCCTTCATCAATAAGATTCTTTACAATCTTTCCATAAGGAGTATCCATGACCTTAGCTTCACCTATAAAGTTTTTACCTTCTGGGTAAAGGTCTGTAATCATGTGTGACACTCTTTCAAGATTGACTGTAGGACCATCTGGATGTCCTAACTCTCCAAATGCTCTCTTTTTCTGAATAAAGTTTTTATTGTACCTACCAACCTCTTTTTCAAGAATGTCCATAGGATATACCCGACCATTACGATTTTTTACATCAGCTTGAAGAAAGGTACCACGAATTTTATAATTCTTCCCACCTTTCTCATCGGCTTCTGTAAGATATTCAATTTCTTCTATATGCTCAGATATGAGTTTCATTTCATTCTTCCTCTACTGGCGCCTCAATTTCTTCTGGTTCTGCTTGTTTAGCAAACATTGCAGCTGCCAATTCGTTTTTTCTACGTTCTAATGCTGCATCTTTTTTATCCTGTAAAATCTGATTCAAAGATGTCTGAGCATTTACGTTATCTCCTCCAGCTATTTGTTTTGCAACCCGTTCAAGGTTGTTGTCTGCTACTGGTTCAGTACTAACTTTAGTTTCATTTTCCATAATTATACCTCATTATTTATAATTGTCCAAATTCATCTTCACCTCCTTCCCCTTCACTCTCTTTTTCTTTTGCTATTTGAATATCTAATTCTTCCATTTCTCTATCCGACTGTTGTAGAATATTTATACGAGCCCATTCTTTAGAATAATATACACCAATATAGTCTGCCATTCTATCCATAATATCAAATCTATCAGTTAAAATTTCTAAATTTTTAAGTTCTGAAAAATGATTATCTTCTAAAAAGTTATAAGATATATCTTCTTTAATAGCATCCCAATCTTCTGGTGTAATTACACCTTTAAGAATTAATTGAGTTTTAAGTAAATCATCAAAAAGAGCAGCAAATTTTTTGCGAATCTTTCCAACAAATTTTGTGAATTTAACCTCATCTCTAGTTATTTCAGCAGACCGACCTAGGTTAAACCCAGAGTCTGATTCCAATCTAGAAAGAGGAACATTTAATGAACGATAAAGTTTATTTTGAAAATACTTGATATCTTCTAATTCGCCAAGATTCTGGCCGCCGGGTAGTGTTGTTATTTCAGTTCCTCTACCGCCTTCTCTCCGTGGAAGCCAAAAATCTTCAAGCATAGACATTTTACTTCTATCATCTCTTATTTCACCTGAACTAGCATCGTAAACCAATTTGTTTCGATACCGATTCATAATGTCTTTGAGATATTGCTCTGCCTTTTGCTTAGGTAAATTACCAACATCAATGTAAAATATTCTACGCTCAGGTGCCCGTGAAATGCGATAGATAACTATTGCATCTTCAATTTGTCTTAATTGATTTACAGGCTTGATTGCCTTATGTAGATGTGAATAAACTTGATTCGTTGTCGGTTCGTATTGACCTGATGTTATGTAAGAAATTGCATCTGGACTTATTTTTAGTCCAGTATGACCTTTACCGGTACCAGCACCAACAAATCCAGGATAAATTCCATCTTCATTATAAATGAAAAATTCTTCAACTTTTTTTATAACTTCTTCTTGACCTTTACCCTGTGTGCCTTTAGAGACTTCTCTAACTTTTCTGATATTTCTTGGATCAACATAACGGACTTCTACTATACCCTTTTTAGGATCATTAGTATCAACCATCTTATGGAAGTAAATTCGACCATCAACATACCACCGTTTAAAAATATCGTGAGCTTTATTATTCCAATGAAGTAACCTGACACAATGTTCAAATTCTGCATTAATCTTTTTCTTAATAGGATCAGATAATTTTACAAAATTTAAATTTAATGCTACGGAAGGTTCATCTTCACCAGAAATAATAGCCTCATTTACAATATCTTCAATTGCTTGATCCGCTTCAGGATGCTCAGCTGTTTGTCGGTATTTTTTGACTAGGTCAAAATCATTCTTCGGTGCTTGGTCTGCGCCAAAATATTGGCCAAAAAACCCACCAACACCACCAACGTCTAAGGAACCGTCATCGGGCGATGGAGGAACAAAACTAGTTGCTTTGTCCTTCCCCGCCCGATTAATCGTAAAACCAAATATTTCTGCCATAGTATAACTATTTATATCACTTACAACTTAACTATCGACTATCTGTGCGGGTTGCCGCCGACGGCTCCTCCGGCTATACCTAATTGTCCGGTTGAAGAACCAACAACTGTCATATAGTTAAATCGGAATGTAACACCAAACTCTAGAATGGTATTTTCCGTGTCGTGTGAATATTCAATAGCATCAACAGTAGTAGGCCAACAGTCCATTAGCCTATAAGTCCGTAATGTATTATCATTTCGGTCTTTCTGTTTAACTATAGCATCAGAATAATAACGTGAAGGTTGTTCCCCGATTTGAGACCGATTAGAAACTGCTCCTAAGTCTGACAAATGATTTTGCCATTCTTCAAAAGCGCCTCTCATAAGTTGGTCTCTATCAGAAACTACTGTGATTGCCCATGTATCAAATGTTCTATCACCAGCAACATAGATTTTTCTTCCTCGATAATTAACTTCAATTTCTGGCACTGTTAGTGCAGGAATAGAAGAAGCTTTACAGAGAAATCTGAACTCTTGAGGAAGAGTCACTGGCGCTCCAGTTATATTTACCTCAAATTGATTTGCTCGTGCACCACCTTCTTTTAGTGCGGCGATAAAATCGTTTACGTTTGCCATTCTTTATTTTCTCCTATCTATTAAGTAATAACTTCTGCGAACTCTACACCTGTGCGAGTAGCAATGAAAGTTAATGTAATGAAGTTAATCGAACGAGCAGGCTTGATATAGATATCAGCTCTAAATTCATTGGCATCTATAACTTGACCAGTGTTATTGGTTTCGTCACAAACAACCAAGAAATCTGTAATACCACGACGACCCTGTACATCTCTCAAGAAAGGCTCAACCATACCACGGAACTGCTCTCTTGTGAATTCATCATTGAATTCAAAAAGAACCGCTCTGGATGCTTTTTCGATTGCATCTTCAACATAATTGAATAGACGCCGAACATTAATACGGTTAAATGCACTGTTTCTTGCCAGAGCTGTCTTATCACCCCAAAGTACTGTTCCTTCGCCTGGGAAGGTACATACTGGGTTGATACGATTACGATATAAAATATCTCTCTGAGACTGTGTTGGATTATAGGCAAGCGATACTGCGCCTCTGATATTACCTCTATTCAGACCACCTGGACTCCACCAAGGATCATTAAGTAAATCAGCACTAGCAGCACAACCAGCGATATCACCGTTCAAAGGAATGAAACGATAAACATCGTTGTACTTGTCATAAGTTTTCTTATATCCACTATCTAGCACTGCATATGAGGAACTAGAAAAGTTCAGATAAAAGTTTTTGACGTTATTTGTTTGTGTATGTGAATTAGATACACCAACAACGTCCGACCTTTCAGGCGAAATAAAGACCACCAAGTCTTTACGTTTTTCAGCAAGGTCAATTAAGTTACCAGCATGAGTTGAATCACCTGGACCAGCCATCATTAAACTAACAGGAACTGTATCATCATCCATCAGGTCATAAGCAGATTTCTTTTCACCATTTGTTGGCGAATAGTCATCTGTACCACTGGTTAATGAAATTTCACTAGATGTATTGATATTTGTAAATGTTGTACCAGCTGCGGCTGAACCCCAGTTAGTACCGCCAGTGTTATGATCCATCCAATAGATGTATTCAGAACCACGATAAAGAACATCCACATAATAGTTGTCATCACCACTATCAGTTTTTGCATCAGATGCTTTTGAAACGTGTGACCATTTCTCAAGAATCGTGTTTGCTGTACCTGTCAGACCACCATCTTCATCTGTGATAAGGATGTGCATCTCATCGTCCACACCAGACACATTAGATACTGATGTTGAAGTACCAGGCGCACCGGCAAACTCATCATACCAACGCCATTTGCGTGTGATGTAAGAGTCATCAGCAAGAGCTGCTGCTAGACCCTTTGTAGAGAATACACCATGCTGTTTGATAGTTAATGTGTTAGTAGTTGTATTTACTGCTGTAACGAGATATTCCACACCTTCGTGACCTGTAACTGGTACTAGACCAGCAGCATCAGATGTAAAAGAAATAATATCGTTCGCTACGATAGCGTAGTTAGTTGCATCGGCATCGTCAACAACAATAGTTGTATCGGTTTCAGCGGCCGCTGCATCATTAACACGATTATTTGTACCTAAATCTTGTTCATAGACAGTAAGACTAGGACACTGCCATACTTTGAGGTTGTTACCCCAAGTGCCTGGTGAACGTGCGGCCCACTGACCCACGTTAGCAGAACCATCAGAATAGGTAGCATCCCAATGATTGGTATTCTTTACGTTAAGAGCCGTACCAGATGAAACAGCATTTACATGACCCGAGTTAATTCTAACAACTCGTAATGTGTTTGCATACTTCAAGAAAGCAGCAGCTGTAAAGAACCATTCAAAAGTACTGGCATTTGGCTTACCGAACATATTTACGAGCTCGGATTCGTTTGAAATTGTTACGACTTCCTCGACTGGACCTTTCTCGGCACATATCGCAATTCCACCATCGCTGGAAGAATCACCAATTACCATATTAGTAAGGTCTTTTTCTTGTACAAGGATACCCGCAGAAACAAGTTGTGCCATTGTTTTATAATCTCCGTTGTTTTATAATAAGGTACATATGTATTGTCTAGTTTTCAAATCACGTTTGTTTATTTTTACACATATGTATTTATAAATTCCCAAATTTCTCTAAATCTAATACTCATTTCGTGTATAAATAATTATATGAGAACTAAAAGTAGAATATTAGCCCTGCATGCAACTTTCGTTGACCAAGTTTGTATATATTGTGGACATAATGAACCATCGGCCTT